CGTGATCGCCGCCCCGACGCCGATATTGTTATGGTCGGCATGGAACAGCGATTTATTGTCGTTCAGCAGCGGTCCGAGCCCGGAGTTCAAGGCCAGCGAGGCGTACACGTCGGCCTCGATCGAGCGGCGCGCGGCGCGGCCGAACACCTGCGCCAGGTTGGTGAGCGCGTCCAGGTCGTCGTTGATGATGGTCTGGCGCGAGACCCCAATGGTGTTGCCCTTGGTGGTGGCGGTAATCGACGCCTTTTCCGCGTCGGGGATGGTCTTGCGCTTGAACTCGCCGTGCTCGAGCACCGTGTCCAGGTTGCCGATCGAGCCGGTGCGGTAGCGGTTGTGGGCGCGGAAATCGCTGACCGTGCCGGCGCGGCAGAAGCGCGACCAGGTGTCCGCCGCGACGGCGTAGGCCTGCAGCAAAGTTTTGTGCATCACGTTTTCCAGCAGCGTCGGGAAATCGCTGGTGCCCTGGAACGCCTGGCCGACCACTTCGAGCTTGTCCATCCCGTCCGGGTTTTTCCCGGCCGCGCGCAGGGCGGCCTTGGCCAGCTCCAGCAGCGTCGCGCCGCGGAACGGGTTGCCGGTGAGGTCGATCGACAGCGCGGGCACCCCGTTGCCGGTCAACCGGTGTACCCCGGCGCGCACCAACATGGCGTCCACGGCGGCCGCGCGGAATTTATCGGCGCTGTCGGCGCCGGGTTTGATCCGGTTCAACGGCTCCGCGCCCTCGCCGAGATGAGCCAGGATTTTCTCGCGCGCCTGCTCGGTGGTGATTTTCGGGTCGGCGACGATCTGATTCACCAGCTCGGCAACGCCTTCGCGCTGCATGAACGGTTTGGCGGCGGCCTGGATGTCGATGTTGCGCTTCTGCAGGCGGGCCTGCTCCTTGGCGACGGCGGCCTGCTCGATCTGTACGACGTTGGTGTCGTCGCCGGCAATGATTTCGTCCTCGACGACTTCCGTGGTCGCCGGCGGTTGCTGGGTTTTCTGAGGCATGATGTTCTCCTTGGGGTTGAAAGCAGCGGCGACCGCCGCCGGTACGTGAAAACGGGCGAACGCCTGGGCGCGGTAGCGCGCCGCGGCGGCCGCGGTGTCGGCGGCATCGTCGCCGTCGTCGATAATCTCGTCGGCGAAGCCGGCGTCGACGGCCTCTTGCGCGGTGTACCAGTGATCGACGCCGTCGGTGAGCAGCGCCAGTATTTCATCCACCGGCTTGCCGGTCTGGTCGGCGTAGCTCGAAGCCATGGCCTTGGAATAAATATCGAGCACATCGGCGTACTCGCGCATGATCTTGGCGTTGCCCATGGCGTATCCCCACGGCGCGTGCACCATGGTCAGGGTATTTTTTCCGACCTGGACTTTGCCCTTCCTGCCGGCCATGAGAACCAACGAAGCGATGGAAACCGCCACGCCATCGTTGATCATCGTGACATCCTTGGGATGGCGGACGAACGCGTTATAGATCGCGATCCCGTCGGCCACCGAGCCGCCGTAGGAATTGATGCGGCCGATCAGGTTTTTATCCTTGAGCGCCTGCATATCCTCCACCAGCTTCTTGGCCGTGACCGACTCACCGAACCAGCTCTCGCCGATGTCGCCGTAGATCAGCACCTCGGCGCTGTCCTCGCCGGCGGCGCGGATCAGGTAGAACTTGCCTTCCGCGATCGGCGCGGGTGTTTGGGGGGCGAGCGCCAGCGGGGATTTGGGTTTACGCGGTGTCGGCATCAGTCGGTCCTCGATTCAAGGGCGCGCAACGTGCGGCGCGCGTTGGCGGTGGCGGCGGCACCGGCGAGATCCGCCGGCGCGAGGCCCTTGGCTTCCAGCATCTTGTTCCACAGGGCCTGCTCCTCGAGCACGTCGCGCGGGTTGCGGCCGCGGCGGCGGATGATCTCGGGCGCGCTGGCGTAATGCGATTGCTCCTGCAGCTGCCAGGCGCCGGCCTCTTTCTCCGGGTCGATCCACGGCATCTGCGGCGGGATCAGGATGCAATCGTCGAGCGAGCGCGGGTCGAGGTCGGCCGGCAGCGTGAGCTGGCCCGACAGCACCGCCATCGACAGGAAATCCTCGTAGGACGGGTACACGAAGCGGTCGCTGAATTCGCCGGCGAGCACGCCGTAGCCGCCGTAGCTCTCCACCAGCTCCTGGCGCTGGGCGCTGTAGGTGCCGTTGTAGTCGCGCGCGAAACTGGAATAGCTGATGCCCTGGATGCCGGACGAGGCGGCGCGCAGCTGGCCCTTGCGGTAGTTTTCCACCTCGGGGTTCGGGCGCTTGGAGTCGATCATGCCGATCTCCTCGCCGGTATTCAGATCGTCGAAGATCATGCCGGGGCGGAATTTCATGTCGCGGCGCTTGACGCTGCCGTCAGCTTCCAGCTCGGCCTCGTATAGCTCCGGGAGGCCCTTCTTGATGTACGCCGCCATCGAGGCCGCGACCTTGGCGGCGATGCGCTCCGATTCCTCGTAGTCCTTGACGTCGTCCAGGCGCGTGAGCACCGACGCGAAAATGGAAATGCCGCGCGCCTGCTGCAGGCGGTCGGTGAGTTTCACGTGGAGCATGCGCTCGGCCGGCACGCGCTTGAGATCGGCGATGGTGATCAGCCGCAGGATTTTCGAGGGGTCGGTTTTGTAGAGATGATACGCCAGCGGGCGGCCCCAGCCGCTGCGCTCCACGCCCTGCACGATGCCGCGGCCGTCGTCGTTGTAATCCAGCGGGCAGTTGTCGGATTCCAGCAGCTCGAGCGAATACGGCACGTCGGTGCCGTGGTTGAGGTTGCCGATCTTGCCCATCAGGCGCTGCGCGAACACGTCGCCGTCGCGTATCCAGGCGCGCGCGGCAATGCGCTGCGCCGAGGGCCAACTGTGCTGCCAGGTGATTTCCGGGCGCTTGGTCCAGTCGCGTAACAGCCCGAGGATCTCCCACGCCAGGTCGTCGAGGATTTCGCCCTCGGTGTTGCGCGGCTGCGGCTCGATCTGGATGCCGTGCGGCCCGACGATGTTCTGCACCAGCCGGTCGAGCGCGCCGCGCGAGATGTCGTGGTTGCGTTCCATGTCGCGCGCGTAGGCGCGCAGCTTGGCGGCGTTGCCGGTGACGGTGATGTCGCCGCTGCCGTCCTTGGTGCGCGCGCGCCGCAGGCGCGTGATCTTGACCGCCTCATAATACGCCAGCGTGGCGCGGTGGCGATGGCGCGCCACGGCCCAGCCGGGCGCGACCGTCGCGATGGCGCGGTCGAGCAGGTTCAGGGAAGGTTGGGCGACCGTCGCGTTCACGTGCCGTAAGGCTCCGAAAACGAGGCCTGCGAGTAGCGCGGGCCGCCGGACGGCGCGGCGGCGAGCTGGTTCTTCATCAGCTTGAGCTGGGCGGCCAGCTCGTCCTGCGAGCGGTAGGTGATATCGCGGTCGGCGAAACTGACGCGCAACACGCCGGATTTCAGCGCGGCTTCGAGGGCGTCGATCTCGGCCTGGGTGGCGGTGGCCATCAGACGCCGGACAAGGCAAGGGCGTGATTCATGTGCGCGCGAGGATGCACGCGCGGGGGCGGCAAAACTAGTGAAGGATTGCCGGGAAAGTTGGCACGGTTTTCGCGTGGGTTACGTCAGGGAAATTTGCAAACGATTGCAATAAAAAACCCGGCACCGTTTCCGGGCCGGGTTAACTGCGATTAAATCGCAGAGGAGTTATCGACGAACACCCTGTCGATTCAATCCGGTGGATATTTGATTTTGTTTTGCAAGCAAAACAAATGCACCACCGATTCCGGGATGGCCCGATCACCGGCCTCGTACCGCGCCCAGGTACGTGGCGTAACGTGCGTCTTGGCCGCGGCCTGAGCCAAAGACAGGCCGAGCTTTTTACGCAGTTTTTTGAGTCCGATGTGATCCATTTTTTAATCCTCAATTAGACTGCCTTTCCAGACCACACCGGGCCATACCAGGCCATAACGGCCAAACCACACCCAATCTCGCCTTGACGTGCCCCAGCAGACCCCGCCGGACCTCGACGGCCCTACCGAACCTTGCCGAATCTCACGCAAGCTTGCCACTCCGAATCTGGCCCTGACGGCCTCGCCAGATCGCGCCACGCCGCACCCCATCACGACTCACCATTCCCGACCACACCTTGACGGCCTTACCTGTCCGCATCCGCCCTTACGCGCCATAGCCGACCCAGCCGCAGCCGGCCACGCCAAGACTGCCAGACCAAACCGCGCCTTGCCATACCCGGCCGCGCCTCACCACACCTGGCCGTGCCAAGCCACACCTGACCTCACCGCGACACTTCAATTTAATGCAAATCCCGATTTTCCAATTCCTCCCGTAATTTTTCGACGCGCTCATAGAGTTCGGTCACTTCATTGGCCAGATTCAGCGCCGACGCCACCGCGTGCGCCCGCCGGAGCGCCGACGCCGCGCGCGCAAACTCGGCGAGCACGGCGTCGCGCGCGGATTCCGGGTCATCGCGCAACTTGACCACGGAGATATAGCCCTGATCGGAAAGCGCCTGTGCCGGGTCGCGCACGTAGACCGGGCTGCGCACGATGCAACGATCCTCATGCACGATCACCGTCACCGAACGAATGATCGCACGCGCTTGTTCCAGCCAATGAGCCATGGCGGCGCGTTTGACGTCCCAATCGAATTGATCGTGCAAGGGGCTTTTCGGATTGCGCGCGTCGCGGACGAGAATTTCCGGCGTCAATCGCCCGTATTTATCCTCAAGCGCGCGCAGGCGCTGAACGATCTCTTGTTTCATGCCGCCTCCCGCTTGCCGGTGCGACGCAGGATTTCGGCATTGAACCAGGCATACAGTTGCTCGGTTTCAATGTCGTACATCTCCGGCGATTCCAAGGCGGCGTCCTGCTGCTTGAGGCCGCCGGCCTTGACGATGCGCGCAAAATCCGCGTCCTTCTCCGGCACCAGCGCAAATTGCCCGTAATTGCCCGCGCCTTTCTCCTGCCGGAAATCGCCGACGCCCACGGTAACACCCGCTGCTGCCAGCAGATTGAAAATGGATTGTTCGTTGATGGCCGGCTTCACGAATTGCACCGTGATCTTGCAGGCCCATTCCGGGAGAATGGCGCGCGTGCGAATATCCGGCGTGCGTTTCATGTCTGCCGTGCGCACCACGGACATATGCAGGCGCGGAACCCCGTAAATCTCCACCATGTCGCCCGAGACCCAAACCAATCGCCCGATTTGCGTCTTTTGGGCACCGGGAATATCGAGTGCGGCCGTACCCATGGCCTTTTTAAAGGCGGCGGCGGGGAAGATCAGGCGCGCAGATGCCTTATTATCGCGTGTGCGATAAACGCTCCCGCGAAATTCTTCCAGCGGGTTGTGCTTGAACGACTGTGCCTTGTCGGCGGCGGTTTTTTTGCCTGTGCGCTTGGGCAACAACAGTTCGTGCTTGGCCTTCTCGCTCATCGCGTTAAAGATGAACGGCGTCAGGCCGCGCACAAAGAAGGTCAATTTGCCCTGATTGATTTCGATGATGTTCACTTCGGTTTCACGTTGTTTTTTCATAGGTTTGCTCCAATAAGGCCACGGCGAAATGCCACGGCATGGGGTTATCCTATGACCAACTTAGTCATAGTGTCAAGTCTTATTTCAAAATCCAATCCGCTGTCCCCAACCCCGGATCGTCGCCCGGCTGTTGTTTGGT